GCTGATGTTGAATTAAGCACGGTACTAAACTCAGGCAATATAACCAATATTAATTTAGGTGGTGTTACTACTGATGATAAGGTACTAAAGAAATCAGAGGTGGATGCTACATACGAAACTATAGTAAATGTAGATGCACTTGATGTAAGGGTAACTGAGCTTGAAGCAAGTCATACGGCATTAATTGATTCAGCAAGCACGGCTGCAACTCAAGAGCCTACGGGTACAGATTCACCACTGCAAGTAGAGTTTGGAGCGGCAGTATCTACAACTGATATTGATTTGGCGGTAGATGGTTCGATTACTTTTAATACAGCAGGTAAATATATCATTATCCCTTTCTTTCAGTATGGGCGCTCAGGTGCTTCAGGTACTTCACATCTTGTAAATAGATATTTGGTTAATGGAACTCAGGCAGGAGATAGTCTAGCGGCTAAGATCGATGATGCTAATACTTTAGTGCCTTGGTCCAGCTCCATTCAGTTTACAGCATCCGCCTCAGATGTATTGACAGTAGAGATAATCAGAGACAGTGCCGGTAATGATTCTGGTGGGCTATTTGCTTACAACCCTACATTAGCAGGATGGGCGAATGCACCATGTGCAGCTATACAAATCTATAAAGCAACATAAGGAGATACCATGCCATGCAAGAAAAAAGGCGGCGGTAAGCGCAAGTAGTGTTCTCTTAGGAGAGCATTATCTTGTACTTCACGTACAAAACACAAAAAAGGATACGCAATGAGCGAAGAAATGGCGCAAACTGCCCCTTCAGAAAATGAGGGTAGTACAACAGAGGTAACGGCAACGGATGATGTAACAGGACAAGAGACTGTAACGACTTATGTAAATGGCAAGTACAACAGCGTGTCAGCACTTGAAGAAGGGTATACAAACCTACAGAAGAAACTAGGTAGTTTTACAGGCGCACCTGAAGAATACTCATTAGGTGAAGACCTTAGTGTAAATGCAGACCACCCATTGTTTACAGAACTACAAGAGTATGGCAAACAGCATAACCTAAGCAATGAAGGTTATAGTGAATTGGTAAATGTCCTTGTCGAGAATGAGATGAAAGCACAAGAAGAAGCTAAACTGCAAGCTGAAGAAGTATACAAGTCTTTGGGTGAAAATGCACCAGCACGCATCCAAAACATTGATGATTTTTTAAACGCAAATGCTCAACTGTCAGAAGAACAAGTAGGGTTGATCGAGCAGGCTAAAGGTATGCCAGGAGGTGTTGAGTTACTAGAGACTTTTATTGGCTTAACTAAAGCGACTAAACCGGCAAGTGAAGGAGCAACACCTGCCCCTACTCTTTCACGCGATAAACTAAAAGAGATGCAGTTTGCTAAAGATGAGTTTGGAAACCGTAGAATGTCTACTGACCCTAACTATCGCAAACAGGTTGAAAAATATCACGCAGACTTACTGGCACAAGGTGGTTAATTTTTAACCATTTACTTGATTTAGTTTTAATCTTGTGGTATGATACTCATAGATATTAAAACAAACTAACTTCAGATACCTCATTAAGAGCCTGAAAAGTTAGGGAGTTTGTAGCTTAGATGCTGCGACCCCTCGACTTTTCGGGGGACACCCAAAGCACACAGCGATTATCGACAAAATTTAAACAAAAAGGATTGGCTTATGTCAGTTAATTTAAGTTCAGTCGCTGCTGAGCAGTTTGACTCTGAAGTAAAACACGCCTACCAAGGCATGGTTACTCTACGCGAATGTGTGCGTATGAGAGCAAATGTAACGGGAGATAAATATGACTTTCGTTTAATGGGTAAAGGTTCAGCTACACAACGTACCGGACCAAGTGCAGATGTTGTCCCTATGGATATTGCGCATTCTTTAAAAGTTGCTACACTAGCAGATTATGAAGCACCTGAATACACAGATATTTATAATGCTGCTGAAGTAAACTTTGATGAGGTGCGTGAGTTGGCACAGACTATTGCAGGCGCAATGGGTAGACGTGACGATCAATCAATTATTGATGCTATGGCAGCAGGTTCTACAACCTCAGTTGGTGCAGGTACACAAACACTTGATCTTGCTACAATCACTGCTGCTGCTACAGAACTAAACAAAGTTGAAGCACCTATGGAAGACCGTTATTTTGTTGTTCACGAAGGTGGGCTTAATGACATCCTAAATGATACAGGTATTACTAATGCTGATTACAACTCAGTTCGTCTTTTGATGAGTGGTGAGATTGACACATTCATGGGCTTCAAATGGAAAATCATTGGTTCAGGTCGTTCTGAAGGTGGTCTACCGTTAACTACTACTGTGCGTTCAGGTTTTGCATTCCATAAATCTGCTATCGGTCATGCAGTTGGGATTGATATGCAAACACGTGTTGATTATGTTCCTCATAAACAATCATGGTTGTCATGTGGTGCTTGGAAAGCCGGTAGTGTTGTCATTGACCCTGAAGGTGTCATTGAAGTTAAATACTTAGATTCATAAGGAGAATTAGATGGCTTACGCACGTACTAATCTATCAGGCGCAATTGGTGGGGGTTCTAACGCCCCTAAGTTCTATACTTTTAGAGACACTGGTTCTACAAAAGCAGCTATTGATACAGATGACTACTTTTTAGACCTTAACGACATTCTAGCCGTAGGTGATGCTATCTATGCTCACGGTTCAGATGGTGCTGTGCTGTTGGCAGTAACAGCAGTTTCAGCTACAACAGTAACAACAGAAGAAGCTACTCTAGTATAAGCTTTAGTATAGCCTTCGGGCTGTACAATAAGACTATAAATAGGAGCTAACATGGCCGGTAACACTTCAGCAATACAAATCAGCTCAAACGCTTTAATCCTTATAGGGCACCCACCAATAGCTTCATTTGAAGAACCAGGGGCCGGCGCAATTGCAGCGGCTAACCTTTACGAACAGTCATACAGAAATATGCTTACTATGTACCGGTGGAGATTTGCCTCTAAGCGTGCTGAGTTGGCAAGACTTACAGAAGCACCAACAAATGGATTTCAGTATCAATATCAGCTACCTAATGATTTACTTTACCTTACAAAAAAAGATTTAAACACTGACTATGAGATATACGGTGATAAGATGTACACAAATGACAGCATTGTTAAGATTGATTATTTGTATAGGGTAGACGAAGATCAATTACCACCTTACTTTGTAAAAGCGTTTGAGTTCTTCTTGGCTATGCAATTCTCTATACCAGTAACAGGAAACTCAACAAGAGCAAACGAATATAATGGTATGTATGAACAACAGTTAAGGCGCGCAAAGTATGCTGATGCATCACAGCGTCCGCAAGATACATTTACACACAACCCGTATATAGAAACAAGGTTCTAATATGTCAAAATCAAGGCTTATACAGTCTAATATGACAGCCGGAGAAATAGCACCTACTCTTCGTGGTCGTATTGATATTGATAAATACTACAACGGGCTTACTTCTGCTGAGAACGTACTCATCTTGCCTCATGGAGGGTTGAGACGAAGACCAGGACTTTCTAAAATAGATGATGGGTATATAGGCCAAGATGCACGCATAGAATCATTTGTGTTCAGTGTAACGCAAAGCTACTTGATAATGTTCACGCCTTTAGAGGTAACTATATTCAAAGATGGCGTAAGTCAATCTGTAGAAGTGTCCCCTTATGCGACTATGGAAGAGATTAGAAATATAGATGTTATCCAATCTGCTGACACTATGATTATGGTCCATGAAGATTATGCACCACAGCAATTGCAAAGACAAGGTAGTGATACTAATTGGGCTTTAACTGCAATTACACTTACAAACATTCCAACATTTGATTTTGGCACGGGGTCTGAGCCAGTGTGGTCTGCTACACGCGGATGGCCTCGCACTTGTACTTTTCACCAAGGGCGTTTATTCTTTGGCGGCTCTAAGTCTAAGATCAACTCAATTTGGGGTTCAGTACCAAATGACTTCTTTAATTTTAATGTCGGTACAGGTGCGGCAGATGATGCTACATTTGACACACTTGATACTGACCAGTTTAACGCTATTAATGGCATATTCTCAGGTAGACATTTACAACTGTTTACGAGTGGTGCAGAGTTTTATAATGCATCTAGCATCATCACACCTTCAGACTCTACATGGAAGCGGCAGACTAATTACGGGTCAAAGAAAGAAAGGCCTGTGTCAGTGGATGGGGCTACATTATTTCTCGATAGTTCAGGAAGGACCATTAGGCAGTTTGTTTGGTCATTTAATGAAGATAGTTATATATCAGTTAATTCCTCGCTTATTTCATCACACATATTAAATGATGTTCAAGCTATGGCTACAATCCGTGGTACTTCAGCAGATATCAGTGATTTTGTCTATGTTGTAAATGGTGACGGCACAGTAGCCGTTCTTAATTCTATGAGGCATGAGGACATATTAGGCTGGACTAGGTGGACTACTCAAGGTGAATTTATAGATGTAACAGTAGTTAATAAAGAAGCATACTTTGTAGTCAAGAGAGAGGAAGAATACTTTATAGAGATGCTGCAAGAAGGCACATACACAGACCACAATGTAAAACTATTTGGGACAAAACCTACTACTGACAATGTAATAAATGGACCAAGCAATGTAGTAAATGGGTTAAACAATGTAGTATATACAGACTTCACTACCGGCGTAGCTGTAACAAGTATTACCACAGACTACAAAGATCAACTTGTTAACTCCAACCTTATCTTTAAAGTAATAGCTGATTCTTCAATACAGGATGATGCAACATTTATTATTGATGGAACAGACCTTAATCATGTTGATATTACACGTGATGCGTACGATTTAGAGGTAGGCTTGGATTATACGGTAGTGGTCAAGACATTGCCGTTAAATGTAGACAGTGCGGAAAGTGGTGCAGTGGTAAACCTGCGAAAACGTGTAAATCGTGTTATACTTAACATAAATGAAAGTCTAGGTGTATATGTGATGTACAACTATCTAAGTGACAGGAAGTTTACTGTAGTGCTAGATGAAGCACCTGAGCCATATACCGGCGAAAAAGAGATATACCTATTCGGATATACAGACAGGCTTGTAGAGGTTACAATAACACAGGAAAACCCTTTACCATTCATGTTATTAAACATAGACAGCGAAATTGAGTTTTAAGGAGATATTATGGGCGGTATGATGATGCTTGGCACGGCAATGGGTGCGTCTTCAGCACTTAGCGGTATTGCTTCAGGTAGAGCAGCTGAAAAGGCTTATGAAGCTGAAGCCGACATGGCAATGATGCAAGCAGAGCAGGATGAGATAGCAAGACGCAGAGAACTAAATGATGCTTTGGCTATGCAGTCTGTAATGTTTGCGGCACAAGGCCGAGCCGCTGGAACTGGTTCTACTAAGCAGATTGTAGAGACTGACATTAAGCGCGCAGGTCAAGATATCGAGTTGATAAAAGCAGCAGGAAAGTCTAAAGCGGCAGGACTAAGAGCAGCAGGTAGAACAGCTAAAATATCGGGCTACACACAAGCCTTGACAGGTGCAGGAAAAACAGTAGCAGGCTTATCAAGTGCCGGTGCATTTAGTCCAACTAAGCAGGTAGAATAACATGGCATTACCAAGATACCAACAGAAACCGGTCCAACTTCAAGAAGGCACAAGCATAGCACAAAGAGCGCAAGCACAAGCTATTCAGTCATTTGGGCAAAGAATCGACCAGTTCAAAGGCATGGCAGTGGAACAAGTAGCAAAGTCTAGTGCAAAGCGTGCCAAGGAAGATGCAGAGAAAGCATTTACTGAGCGTGGGATGCAAGCTGAAGTAAACCAAGATATATCAATCTATGGCGATCAATATAACAGAACGCTAGAGTCTCTTCATAAAAAAAGAATAGCTATTGATACAAGCAATAACTTTAAAGACCTATATGAGACTGAAAAAGAAAACCCTGCCAAATTCCAGGCTATGACTGAAGCGTATTATGAAGGGTCGATGAAAACTATCCCAGACCACATGAAAGCTGAATTCTCTATAGAGTATGAAGCGAATAAGGCTCATTACTCAGGCCTAGTAAGTAAGAATGCTATCAACAAGCGAAAAGAAGAAGATAGACTACTTACACAAGAAATATTTAATGATGCAGTTAATAAGACAACTCAGGCAATGCGCGATCATAACCAAACATTAGCATTACATGAGATGACAAAAGGCATTAACGCACTAGAGGACTCTTATCAAAATGGAAACATATCATTAGAAGAACGCGACAAGGGAATTCAAAAAATATACTTTGATTCTTCTAAGGCTAACTTCAAAGGTGTCAATGATGGCTACATCGAACGCGGTGATTTTAATGGTGCGCAAGAGGCTATAGATACTTTTAGAAATACGAAGATAGAAGGCTTTAGTGATAAACAAAGGGAGTCTTTAGCTGATGAGATGCAAGCTGATTTAAACCGTGCAGGCAATATGGTAAAGACAAGCAGTGCAACATCTCAAAGAGTAGATAATTCAAAGGCAAAAGAACTTATCTATCTACAGGAGAACGGGCAAGACGTAGAGATTGACAGGCTGGAAGAAGCGCTAAACAGCAATATAAGCGAACCAGTAAGAGAAGATTTAGCCAACGCAATCAATGACTACAACCAGATGCTATTGTTTAACTCTAAAGGGCTAGAAGATCAAATAGCAATGATAGATGAAATCGACAAAAGAAAGAATAAGACAAAAGACGATTTTAGACTACAGGTAAAGATGAGTAAAGCCTTTGAGAGATCACGTAAAGACATTGAAAAAGATGGGCTTACATATTCGCTTGGGAAAGCATTTGATGAACCTATAGACCCTGTAGACTTTACGGATTCAGTATCAATAGACAGAAGAATAAACCAAGTCAATAAAGCATCTACATTTACAGGCAGACAGCAACCGTTTTTTACAAAAGGTGAATTAGACAGCATGAAAGCAAGTCTACCAACCATGACACCTTCACAAAAGGCTGACTTATCTTCTAGTATCAATCAACTTCCAGAGAATATTAAAGGGGCTACATTCTCAAGACTAGGAGGTGTATTCGCAGTAGCCGGTACCCATATCAACCCTAATGTGTCTACTCAGATATTTTCAGGAGAAGAGATACTTAAAAACAAGATGGTTAAGACAAGCAAAGATGTTAGAATCAGTATCAACACAAACATAAAAGAAGCACTAGGTGTTGCATCAAACAAGAATAGAGCCGATATAACAAACTCTATTGAAGCGTGGATGGCATATGAAGCAGATAGAACTGGTGTAGATATAGAAGATGTATCAGAAGATGATGCAATAGAAGCTGTAATCGGAGAGAAGTATGTATCAGGAGACTTTAACCCGTTTGTGGCAAACAAAGAAGTATTTGCCCCTTACCCTGGAGTTTCTGAAGATGATTTTTTAGAATGGAAAGAAGGGCTTACAAGAGAAGATTTTGGTGGTACTTACGAGACCATGAGACTAAAAGAAGCAGACATACTTAAAAATGGTGATTTTGTCTATGCCGGCTCAGGTAAATATCAAATCAAAGTCGGAGATAGCATTATGATGTACGAAGATGATAAAGGCAACTTAGTACCTTATGTAGTGGAGTACCCTAAACCATGATACTAGATTCAAGAGAGTATAACCAAAGCGGTAAATCAATGCTACTTAGTGATGTTGAAGACCCTTTGACTGTAGATGAGGGGTACAAATACTCTAAGATGGTAAACCAGAATGAACGGTCAGACTCAGAGGAATTATACTCAGCAAAAGCAGTTGATAAACAGTTAGACGAACTTATACAGTTAGACCCTAAAAACAAAGATATGTATGAGTCATACAGGAGCATGAACCACAATGACCGATTCTTAGCTGAAGATATGAATGAAGTAGGGCTAATGGGAGCCATATTTAGAGGTGATGATATATTTGATATTGTGTCAAATAATGCAAGAAACTTATTTAGATTTGGTACATCCCCCATGAAAATACCAGTTGATATGTTCAATGATATATCAAAAGCAAAAAGACTAGCGGCACAGATAGCACAAAAAAGAAAAGAGTTTGGACTTCCTGATTTATCACAAGTCAGAGAAAGCAGTCACGC